TAGATATTGCATCCATATCAAATTTTTGGTAATCGTCAAAAACAAATCTTGAATTAATAATACTACGTTCAGCAAAAAATACAGCCTCATTCAACACGTCTTTTGTCATGTGAGGACCGTCAAAATGAACAAATATAAACGGATTGTATTCTGGATAGCGTCGCATAAATTCTCTATCTGTCATATGATATAATTTAAATTCTTTGTAATCAGATAAATCTTTTTCTAATTGTAATCGCATTTCATTCGTGTAATCAGCAGTATATGAAGGAGAATTATCGTAATGCTGGTAGTTTAAATTTCCATAAGGATCTACTCCAATGTGAGTATAGTTTTTGAGACGGTTTGGTCTCATGCCGTCCATTATAATTTTAGAACCAAGTCCCTCACGAACTCCAATTATCTAATAAATTGTAATCTTGGCTGTCTCCACGAATCATTTAAAATTTTTTTTCTATTTTAACTGTTGGAATATTAATTTGTTCAGAATCTACTTTATTGCAAGAATAAAGCAATAATAAAATAATCAAATATTTCACTATTCAATAACTTTTTTTTCTCTAATAATATGGCCTAAAACAGTACCCTTATGTTCGCCTTCTTTTAATGTGTATCCAGAAGTTCCATTACCATTTATTTCTACTTCTTTACGACTTCTTAATAGAATATTATTTTTTTCTTGAATTTTTTTAGCGATAAAATTATTCGCAATTAAATCTTTTAATCTTTCTATCATTATCCGTTCTCCTGTTCTTTTGGTTGTGGTTTATTAGCCATCGTTCGTGCAACTGATTCCGCGCTGCGCCCTACGACATACCCCCCGAGCCCAATCTGCAAAAGGGTCCACACATCTCCTGGTAATTGTATTGTTATAGAAGCTTTAAAAAAGAATAATATTACTGGTCCTAACACATAATTCCATACAAGAATAAATATTAATACATACATTAATAATGGACGCCAACTTGCTGAGAACCAACCAGCTTTAGCTTCTGCTTCAACAATTTTTGCTGCTGCTTGTAATTCTGCAGTATTAGATTGTAGTAATTGTGTCTGTAATTGTGATTTTAATTTTTCTTGAAGATCTTTATCAGGAACAGATTTTTCAATGGTATTAAATAAAATTTTTGCAAGAGGTGCAACTGCTCCTAACATTTGTAACATTAGAATATGCCTTTAAAAACCTTTTTCTTTACTTGAACATCATATTGACCTTTTGAAGTTCCTCCGTCAATTCCCATTTTATCGTTGTAAGTCATTCCACCGTCTTTCATGCCTTGTGACATTGGACCTTTTTTAGGAGGAGCTCCGTATCTTTTTCCTCCAGATAAACCACCCATTTTCATTTTTGGTTTATTCATCTCAGACATTCTATCATCTTCTTTATCTTGATAATAATCTGCTGCTAATTTTGGACCTATGCCTAAATTTTTTGCAACATCTCTAGCACCTTGTGATCTTTCTAATAAATCAGCTCCAGCTCCTAATAAACCCATTCCACCAATCTTCATTTTAACTGCGCCCCCTTTTTTCATTCCTGGTGCTTTTTCTTTATCTTCTTCTTTTCCTACAAATCCACTTAATGGTGCAATTAAAGCTGCTGGATTATTTAATGGAGTTGCTGCAGCTTTTTTTCCGCCACCCATTAATGCTGAACCAGCTAAACCTGCTGCTCCACCGATTAATGCAATTTCTAAACCCGTTAATGCTTTAACTGGTTTTTGTTTAATTGGTTTTTTAGGTTTCTGACCTTTTTTAGCTCCGTTCATCATGTGAATTTTTTTGTGCTCATTGCCATTTGTTTATGCATTCGGATTAATCCTCCGTCTTGCATTCCTTTAATTGCTTTTTTTGTTTTTTTTATATCAGATGAAGTAAATCTTTCAGAAGAACCACCTTGATTAACTGCATCTTTTGCTTTTTTTACATCAGATGAAGTAAATCTTTCCACAGAACCACCCTCAGCTTTTTTCATCATTCCACCTTTTTTCTTAATAACACCTCTACCTTTTAAAATATCTTTCATAGTAACTTTACCGTCACCTGTTAAATCTGGAAAACTTTTTTTTGGCATTTTTTACTCCTTTTTCTGCGTAGGTTTTTTTAAATCTTGTTTTAATTTAGCTTCTGCTAAATTTATTCTCTTTTTCCCTAGTTCTTCATTTAAATTAAGTTTGTCCTCTTGTAAAGTCTGCTGAGCACTAAACTTATTACGTTCAAAATTCATTTTTTTAGCCTCTTCGACTGCTTTTCTTTGTATATCCATAGCTTTTAGGTCTAATTCACGTTGTTTTAAACCAATTAATGGATCTTGTCCCTTTTGAGCATCAAATTGTGTCTCCATTTGAGCTAATTCTTGTGTCATTTTTGCTTGTCTCTTCGCTACTTCACTGTCAAATTCAATTGCAAAGGCATCTTCATCACTTTGTTGAAGTTGTAGCATAGCTGGATCATTTTGAAAGTCAGCTAAAACTTGTTGTTTAATTTTCAAACTTACATGTTCCATTAAATGACCTTGTAATAATGCATACACTTGAGGATTAATCTGCACCATTCTGCTCATCATGAATGCCATATGTGTTGCAATGTGTGCATCATGATCTTGTTGAGGAAATGCTTTAGGTAAAACCATTTGTAATGCTCCTGTATTTTCAATCGCTGGGTCTAATGGTCGTGGTGGCTCTGGTGGTGGTTTTAAAATTCCATTAATATTTTTAACTCCAAGTGCCTCGTACATGCGCCTGTATGCTTCATGAATATTATGCATTTGTGGATTTGTTTGTGCTAATTGTAATTCAGCTTGAGCAACTTGAATTCGTTGTGTCATAGAAAATATATCAGGATCTGCTACTGGTATAACATCTACTTTTTTATCAAAGTCTTGAGCTTTAATTGTTCTCTCACCGCCGTACACATCGTAAGGATATTCTGGTGGTAAATAATCTGCGAACACTTGTGCAAGAATTTTAAATTCTTGTTTCATTGCATAGTAACATCGTTTATGAATTGCGGACATCACTTTTGATCCACGTTCTAATAATGCCATAGTTGTACCAACAGGTGCTTGTTGGCTCATATCTACATCTCTAAATTCACCTGGTTGTAATGGTTCAGAATCATCTCTTATTCTCATTCCTCTAGATTTAAATCCAGCAGGTAAATTTGATAATGTTCCTGCATCAAGTAATTGTCTTAAGGCTGAGGTAGCAGTTCTGGATAAACCACCTATCATATGAATTAAACCAAAACCGTAAAAACCTAAACCTGGTAAAAATTTAAAGTGAACAAAATAATTTTTTCTTTTTTTAATTGGATCATCTGGATTATAATTTCTATAAATAGATAATACTTGTTGTGAATCTTCGTCAATTGTTACAATGTAAGGAACTTTAATATTACCTTCTTCTTCATAACCTGGTAAATCTAAAAAAGTATGTACTTCAATTAAATTGTACATATCTTCGGCTGTTTCAGGAGTTGGTGATATACCTTCTAATTCATTAACCTTATCTTTCGCGTCGCTTTGAGAATAATAAGGTTTTGGTAAATCAATATCTAAATACATTCCCGTAATTTGCATTTTTTTTAATTCATTCAAATTCATTTTAACTACTTGTGTAATACGTTGAGCATCTTGAAGATCTGTTGCATTATAAGGAACTACTAAATCTTCTGCTGGTATAAATTTAGAAACTGCTCTTTGCATCAATTCATCGTAATACACTTTTTTAAAAGCTGATCCTGCTAATGGTAGATAAAATAACATTTGATCAAAGTCTGGAGTATATTCTTCCATTTTATCCATCAACATGTAGTTCATAAAATCTTTGACTCTTTGAGCTTGTTGTATTTTTTCTTCTGTCTCTGCTCCAATCACCTCTGTTCTTACAGGACCTGAGCTTGGTAATAATTCTTTAATTGCTTGCGCTTGAAACTGTGTAACTGATTCTGCAAGGAGTGGATGTGTTACTCCTGATGCTCCAATAAATGGTCTTGTCAGAGATTGATACTTAAACCCTAAAAGATCTAAACCTTTTACATAACCTTGAACCCAATCTTCTCTTGATGTTCTATCATAATTAACTTCTGTAACTAATTGAGCACCTATTTTTTTTAATTCTTGTTCATCTATTTTCTCTGCAAGGTTTGCGTAAAAGTTTTCTTGCTCTCCTTCTTCGGGTAAGGGCTCACCAGCGATAAGATTATCTTCTTCGTCAATAACCGTGGTTACTGCTTCAGGAGCCGTGCCAACGGTTTCTTCAATTTGAATATCTTCTTCTGCCATTTTAAAATATTTTTGTTAATTTTATTCTTGCTAATTTTTGACCTTTAGAGACTATACCACCTGATTTTAAACCTACACCATATTTTTTCTTTTGACCCTCTAAACCCTGACTAGTTTCTTGTGCTTGATTTAATTGATCTTGAATAGTTGCCTCAGCACTAGTTCCTTTTTTAATATAATCCGTTATAAATTTATCAAACATTAAATTAATGGTGCGAAGAACTCTCTCTTGACTTCTACCAATCCTCCTAGTTTATATCCTTTGCTTGGCGTTTTTTTCATGCCTTGTGTATCTATTACTATACTTTCAACATAATTGATAGGATCATTCTCATCTATGACATCATAATCTTTACCACCATATTTTTTAGAATAATTATCTCTGTATAACTTGCTCTTAAAAGCTCTGGCAGGTCTCATTTTTCCTCCTTCGCGACTCGAGCTTAATACTTTATAAGGTTTTGTAGGGTCGGTTAAAAACACTTTTTTTACAGCTAAATTACCTCCCATTTCTTTCACTAAATCTTGAGCAGCTTTTGGTAATACAGCTGTGCCTGATAATTTACCAGGGTAAAATTCATCTCCTTGTCTATCAGCTCCTTTTTTAATTGCAGTATTTTCTCTGTATCTACCTATGGCTTCAGGTCCACCTTTAAAAACAATTTTATCATTTGCGACTTTAGGGTTTTTTGAAAAGTAAGGCATAAGATCTCCAGATCCTAAACCATAAAACTGTTCTATTTTAAATTTATTGTTTTGACTTAGTTGAAAAAATTCTGCTGGAGCGAGCGCTACATAACGTTTACCTTCTCGCTGTGCAGAGTTAACCATACTTTTTAAACTTAATCTAACCCAGGTTTCTTCTCTACCCATCGGAAAATAATCATAAGATTTTACATCAGGTCTAAAAACTCTATCCCCTCCGTAATATTTATCCATTTTCTGTTGTATACTAGGTTCGGGAGCTTTAAAATCTTTTGTAATTAGTTGTTGTCTTAAATTAGTTAGATCTTTCATTTCAACATCATTCAATGGTTTAATCGAAGCAGCATCAGTATATTTTTTCATTTTATCAATTATTTCTTGTTTTTCTCTTTTTGAAATTTGTGTAATAATTTTATTAGCGAAAGGATTATTTCTTACCATCTTATCAGAGGTTAAACCAACAGGTTGGTTTTTTTCTATTAAATCCCTAGCTTCATCATTTACTCTTTTAAAACCTTTACTTATGTTTTGATGTGGATCTGATTGTAATTCAAACAAGAAAAAAGTATCTCCGTATGAGTCTACACCACGTACATCATATCGAGTAAACGCAACAGGATTAGGATCAGGAAAATGTGTATTGTAAACTCTTTTTGAACTTGAGTTTTCAGGGATTGGATTATCATAATAAATTACTTTTTCTCTATAGTCACTTCCTCCTATTGGTTTACTGGAG